AACTGGCGCAAAACTACCCGGTGATTTCGCTGATATTCAGGTCCGGAATTGCCTCGGACCAGATGACTTCCTCGTGATCGCGCTGGTAGTTTTTGGTCATGCCCTCGCTCGCATGACCTGCAATTTTCTGCCCGTCCTTTCCGGCTTTCTTGTACAGGTGCAGTGACAGCGCTCGCACTTCGTGGAAGCCCGGCATCTCTTCTTCCTTCCATCCCGCGTAGCAGTTGGCCGCCTCCCTGGCTTCCTTGAATGCACGCGTCAAATACCGTTCCTCAACCTTCGTCCAGTGGTCCTTGGTCTGAGCCTGCTTCTGTTGCCGGCGCTCAGGCTTTCGGTGCACCAGGTAAGGCGATACGACATCGTCACGGCAGCGGCTGATGACCGCCTGCAACTCGGGCGTCACGCGAAAGCGAATCCACGCGGCATCACTGGCCTTAGCCGTCTTCTTCTGCACCAGGTAGAGGAATCCCTCCCGAACGCCGTCAAAACGCATATCTAGGATGTCGGTTCGGCGCTGGGCGGTGATCAGGGCCAGGTCGATTGCGTTCTGCAGCCAGGATGGTGCTTTCTCCCTGATGGCTTTCAGGCCCTCTACTGTGTGGCGCTTGCGCTGCTTCTTCTCGATGCGATTGATGGTGCTGGCGGCCGGGTTGTCCGGGCACAGCCCTTTGGCCGCGGCATGGTTGAAAATGTCGACCAGCAGCGCCCGACATTGGTTGGCCGTACGCGGGGTGAGGGCGTCCAGCATCTCCGCGATCATGCGGATCGTGATCTGGTCTACGGCCTTGCCTTCGAACTGCTTGCGAAAGCGACGGAAATGCACCGCATACAAGCCCAGGGTTCCCGTGGCCAGCTCGCGGGGTGGCAGGACGTCGCGCTCGTAGGTGTCGAGGAATCCGGCGAACGTTTCTGAGGCGTTGTTCATTACGGCACCGACCAGGTCGGCACCGCGCATGAACTCAAGATTCAGCTGCTTCGCGGCATCAATTGCCTTGAGGCGGTCGGCGCCGAACGGAAACCACTTCCCGTCGGTAGGCCGCCGGTAGCGATAGGTCGAGCGCCGCGCGTCGTAGTACAGATTCTGCGGAAGTCCCTTGTTCGCAGGGTTGCGCGGCCTTGGCACCATCATGCAGCTCCTTTCAATACCATTGCGACCAGGTCGTTGCCGTTCGAGCGGCTGAATGCGGCCCAATCAACGTACCAGAGTTTGCCGATCTGCTCGCCGGGTACCATTCCGTTCCGGATGTGGTTGCGGATTGCCTGTGGGCATTGCGGGGTGCCGCCTTCGCCCCAGCGCCGGCGCTGAAACTCGCTGATCTTGATCAGTTCTTTTTTCATAGGATGCTCCATGCCGCGCGTGGCGGCAGAAGGTGGTTAATGTGCGGATTGCAAGCGGAGGCCGTCCGACAAATGACTACTTTCATGGGGTTGACGCTGTCGTTTCGTCGTACTAAATAATTCTTACTGCGCCGGTTTTATCGACATTCGAACAATAAGGAGGCCGCAAAGAATGATGCATAGGGGCTCCAAGTATTGGATTTGGGCGGACTGCGAATTGCACTGTTGGTCGCACAACGAGATGCTGAGTGATGGCACAGTCGTTGATATACAGGCGCGAGTTTCCAGAACAGGAGGAACTCAAATATTCATCGGCGTTTACGACAAAAGCGGGTGGCCTGTATTCGAAGAGTCTCACGACTATTTGCCAAACCATGCGATGACTACAGCTCTCGCTTGGGGCGTGAGTCGTGCGCGAGCAATTGCAGCGGGCAACTTGGTGATGAATGCTCAGGCTGCTGTTGATTACTCTGCATATTCAGACTTTCAGCGAACGTCCGCACCGTGAAAATAACGCTGCATTCGAACGCCGGCGCCGCGCTGGTTAATGTTTGGTATGGCGCAGGTAATTCAATCTATCGCTGTGGCCCCTTGTAGCAATACACGTAGGCGAACCAGACGAGGGCGATCATGGCGTCACCTCGCGGCGCGCCCACTGCACATAGGGGCCATCATCCGTGTCGAAAATGCCGAGCAGGAACCAGCCATCATCGGGCGGCGTCTCAGGTTCCCATCCGAGGCAGTGGGCCTCGCCATCTTCCCAGTAGGGGTGGGCGTCCAAGTCGGAATCCATGTGCCAGCCGATGACCTTTAGGCCCTGAGCTTCGAGCCATGCTTTCCATGCCTCGGCGTCTTCATCGAACTCCGGAATATTCGGGTGATACCAATATCCGTCATCGCCTCGCACGACTTCGACGGGGACAATCAACTTCTCTTCAGGCATGACTTCGACCTTGCCGCTATAGCGGCTGACTTTGAAGGGGGAGGGAGTTACTGGGGCGTGTTCGGCTTTTTCGCCAGGCCCTTTACGGCCTCGCTGTAGATGAATTTGATTTGATCCCACGGGATCATGTGCTGCTGCCCGTATTCACCTTCGCCGTCGCAAATCTCACAGTCCTCTGAAGGCTCCTCCAGATCGCGGCACTCAGGGCAATCGGACGTTACTTCCAACTTGAACTCACCAAGCAGCAGAGCTTTGGCGCCGTTCTCGGCGGTTAACCTTGTGGGCATGAGACAGTAGCCGGCAGGCACGGTCAGCTCATCAATCCGCTGATCCGCTGCGTTCAGACGCAGCTGCAGGGCGTCACGCTCGGCGGCGATGCGGTCGAAATCATCGGCTAAAACTACGACCGGCCGGAATACAGCTTTGCTCTCGCCTTCAACGCCAGGGATGAAGCCTTTTAATTGCCAGCGCTTCACTTCCAGCAGCGACGGGGTGAGTTTGTTTTCTGTGGGCATGGGGGAGCCTCGACGATATGATCGATAAATAGGTGTGTGCATTCAGCTGAGAGGTAAGGAAGTGGGAATAGGTAAGTGGATTTCCGACCACGCTGGCGAGCTCGGGCTTGCGGTCGGCCTTATCCCGGTCTTTCTTGGGGCTATTCAGTACATATTGATCAAGCGGGCCGAAGAAAAGGATCGGGCGTTTGAGGCTTATCATCGGCTTATAAAGGAACTAGTTCAGGGCGATGGAAGCGGGCAAGACCCTGTATTTCTCGACAGGCAGGTTGCGGTGGTTTATGAGCTCAGGAACTTCCCAGATTATTACCCAGTCACTCTCCGTATTCTGAGGCGATCACGCTTACAGTGGGGGCTGGACAAGCTGACGAGCTCACCATTTTCACCTCACAATCTTGCTGATGAGGCTAATCTGACCATTGCATATATTAAGCGAAAGCAGAACGAGCGCAGCTACCTCTGCATTGCCGAAGAGGACCGACTTTGAGCAATTTTCGGCACAATATATGAGGCTGAATTAGGCCGCCTGATCGTCTTGCTTTGGTGGCCATTCTGCAAAGCCGACCTTTGGCGCCTTCGTTTTTGGGTTGATGATCGGCTTGCCCTTGGCGTCGGTCAGCACCGCTTTTGACCTGATCCGCATGTCGCGACACTTTCCGGACTTGCGGGCCAGCTCGATAAACTGCTCGGCGTATTGCGGCGCGTCGAACAGCGGGCTGAGTTGCTTCACCTTCGTACCAGCCATTATCTGATCGGCGCGAACACTGACCTTGTGCAGCCACTCATCGACAGTCAACTCGATGGTTTGGCCGTTTTTCTTCGGATCAGGCCGTGTTGTTTTGACTGTCTTCTTGGCCTCGGCCATGGCGACGTCACGGGTCATGCCAAACACTGCGAATGTGCTCATGGTTCACTCCAGACAATCGAGGGCTTTTTGAAGAAGCTTGCTCACTGAAAGCCCTTCGTCTTCGTCATGGTTCATTGCGCGCTTGATGTAGGTGCAAGCGTCTTCGACTCCATCCCGCAACCGATTCAGTTCATCCTCACTGTCGTCCGCCTGGCTTTCGAGCAAGCGGATGTCTTCGCGAAGATCCTCAAGACAGGCGTTTGGGTCGATTGCGCCGGAGGCGATTCGGCGGGCCAGTTCGTCGGCGGCGCCCGGCTCAAGAGATGCGTAGTGGAAAAGCTCGTCTTCCTTGAGGGCATTTGCTGGGATGCTCATGGCTTTCTCCTGGGTGGGCGCCTGCCTCGCCGGCTGGCGTGATTCGTTGAAGTGGGGTATTTGTGTTTGGCCTGGCATGAGGCCGGTTCAAGGAGCTGTGATGTTTGCGCGTATCGTTGTGGGAGTATTGATCGGGTTCGTTGCCGGCTTCGTTGAGGCTTTGGGGCCGTCTTTATCGAAGAAATGGCAGAATATTTCTGAGGTATTGCTGTTTCTCGTAGGTCTTGCGTTTGTCGTTTCATCCTTCATGTTTGGCGCAAGCTATGGCGTGATGGCGGTAGTTGAGATCACCATTGGCTTTTACGCATACGGCAAAGTTTTCCGGTCAGATAAGGCAAGGTCTTAGTATTCTCCCAGTCAGGCGCCGCCCTCCGTGACCGGATGCGGCATGGTGGCAATTTCATGTTAGATACGGTTTGATAGCCCTCCGACTGCTGGGGTCGGAGACCAGATAACGCGCAATAAATACAAGGAATGGATGATGTTCGAGCAGCAAGAGCTTATGCAGCACCTCGGGGATCCCTATACGAACAAGGTTGTTGAACGATTCAACAGGTTCGCTTTTATACCGAAAGAGCTGATCGACAGCCTCGCCGGCGAGGCTCTCTCGCAAAAATGGGGCAACAACAATCATGTGCTTAAGAAATACTTGGCTGTTCATGTCGCATGGAGCATCGACCAGGGAAGGTATACAGAGAGCTCCAACCAGTTCTATGTGACTGCGGGCCACCTCCAGACTCGGTACGGAACCCCTTTATACCTCGCCTTTGCGAAAAACAAGAACCCTGGTCGTGAACCCTATTACCTCGTCGCGGCAGGATCTAAGATCTCGGCTCCTCAATTGCCGATTCCGCCAGATATTCCGCGGGAGCCTGAGATCCCTGCTCGCGCTGAAATCGTCATGATGCATGACCACATTTTGGGTGATAACGCCGGTCGCTTCCCTTGGCTTGCTCAAACGCCTAGGGTTGCGCAAATGTGCGCAATCTCAGGCGCGATCCAGTGGTCGATCAACCGAGGGCTTCATTTGCCTCAATGGTACTTCGGCAGAATGACCTACGTGGTACCGCTTTATCTCCAGTCGCGAGAGGACATCACTGCGGCACCTGACCTCATCGCACCAGTACAGGTGAACCCGGACAGCCTTCTCGTCAGGACAGTGCTTCTGCCTCATATGTCCTACGGGAATTCGCGCGTTGCGGTGAAGCGGCATGATCAGCTTCCACACTGGCTGATATCCGCTTGGGACGTACATGCGGACGAATTGACTGAGGCTGAGATCGACAACCCCGAGCCAGATAGCCAGGAGTAGATTCAAACTCGGTCGATCGGGTAGATGATTTCCACTCCTGGATCCTGCTGAATCATCAGCATGCTCTTGCGGCTGAACTCCAGCGCCACAGATTGCGAGACCTCGTATTTGTGGCGCGGCGGAGTGAGTAGGGGAAGGGCGCCACCCGGGCCAAGTCGGTGCAGGTGGTGAATCATCAGCGTGATGGCCTCGCCCTGCCCCTCGATGCCGCTCCAGGCCATCAGCTCAGCCAGGGCCTGACGGGTGCCGGCCATGCAATGCAGCCTGATTTCCTCTTCGCCGCGTTCCTTCCTCTTCGCCGCGGCTTTCGCTGATCGTTCCGCGTTGCTCTTGGCCATGGCCTACCTCTTCAATTCCGCTTGCCGGCAAGTCCAGCCAGGTCTGTCGTCGGCGCTGGTGCGCCCGGTTGATCATTCGTTTCATTTGGGCGAGGCGAACTTGAAGCCGTTCTCGCTGGCGATCAGCTCGATGCGCTTCTGCCGAATACGAGTTTGCGTTGCTGCTGCGCTGGAGGTGATGCCCGTCTCTGCCAAGGCCTTGAGCATAGGTGCGAGCTTGTCACGCTCTTTACGCAGGCGTTCGCTGTGGCCGCTGGCGCCGGAAAGGCTGACCTCGCCGCTGACGCCGGCTTCGACTTCCTGCACGGTACGGCCGGCGCCGAAGAACTGATCCAGCTGCTGGTTCAGGTTTGCGATGATCGAGTCTCGCGGGTTGGGCATAGGTACGCCGATCACTGCGCACCTCCGGGGAGGCGGTTGGCCTTTGCTTCGAACTGCATGGCCAGCTCGTGAGCTGCTTTGTAGTCCTGGCGAAAGGCGCGAGTCTTGCCAGTGGCGAGGTCGACGATCTGGAACATGCCGACGCTTTCACCTGTTACTTGGTAGCGCACCGGTTTTGGTGGTACCGGCCGATCAGTGCGACCGAAGAACGCGGCGCGCGCGGCGTTGGTTTGTTGCAGCAGCACACCGAGTTCGTCGATGCGCTCTTGAAATGATGGATGCATGGCTGATCCCTCGATGGGTTAGGCGGTGGCTGGCACGGCTTCACGAAAGCGCGATGGGCTCCAGTCGCAAGACTCGTCCGCTGGGATGTGCCCGAACATCAGCGTGCAGCGACGGCAATACACGCAGTCGCCGCAGGTTTTGCCCTCTGGCAAATTCATCTGGTCAGCGTTATCTGCTGACCGTGGAAATGGCGCTCGTTGCTCACTCATGGCTGACTCCGTGGATTTGGTTGCGTGTATTCGTCAGCACTCGGGCCTCCTGCTGGTTGCCGTTGGGCGTAGGGGGGAGTGCTGACGGATAAAGGCGGGGCAAAAGAAAGGCCCGTTGGACGTTCGGGCCTTTCACAGATGCAGTGATTTCGGGTCATGGTCTATTTCATGGCGGTCGCCCTCGGTGGGAGTGGAAAAACTATTCCGGAAAGGTGCAATTTGTTTCCGGTCCTATGCAGGGGGCCGCTTTGCGCGGTGCAGAATCATCCGCATCGGAGTGTGATCTGGTGAGGAATTACTGCTCTCTCAGCCCTGAGGCTTACTCTGCATACCAGTCAGATCACACTCCGATGCGGCCTGGTGCTGGGGAGTACCAGATGCTCGGGCAGTTATCGTCAGGCTGACGTGGCGCTGGTTGTCAGGCGGCGCGGCGCTGGGCTCGGGCTTGCTTCTTGGCGTCGAGCGCCTTGAGCTTGTGCGCGGCTGCTGCGTACTGCGGATGATTCGATCCCAAGCTGCTCACCTCGCACAGAATGCTGACTCTGGCGGCGCGAACGTGCTTGAGCGACTGACTTATGTGGTAGGAGCGGACGCCAGCGCGGTGTGCGAGATCACGAGCGCTGCGGCAGTGCTCTCTTGCAAGAATGATGTGGGTGTCGATTGACCACTGGTTGATTGCGCTTGCTGTCCTGCCTGCATGATCTTGGACTTTCATCGTTGTGCCCTCGGTTGTCATCCCGCTGCACCCTGTCGCCAAGGTGCAGAAGTGATGCTTTTCGGTTACCCGCGAGTGCGGTCTTTCAGGATTCGAACTCGGTCCTCTTCGAACCACTCAGGTTCGATGATTACGTTCGAGCCTGGTGTGCAAGGAGGCTGGAGGAGGTACTTGTCAGGTCCGTGAAGGTGTTCAGCCCGAGCAACGACCACGCCGTAGAAGGCGGTGACCTTGTCTTCTGCTTTCTGTCCGAGCTCGATCATGATTTTTCCTTGTGAATGGATTAGGCGGCGCGCTCAAGTGTTTCGGCGCGGCGGGTAATGCGGATCTGGGCGATTCGAACTGACGGCGGCCGGCGGTCGCGGCGGGCGGGTTCGACTGACTGGATGTTGCTGACGGCGTTCATGGTCATCAGCGTGGCCAGGACGAAGCACATCGGGGAGATGATCTGCCGGCGCATTGCCTCGGCGACCATGGCTGCCCGGCGGGTGACGCCGAGCTTGAACATTGCGTTGGTGAGGCGTTTCGCCACGGTGGCCGGCGAGATACCGGCTTCCCGGGCGATTTCCTTTGCGGTAAGCCCGAGGGCAACCCACAGCAGGAATTGAAGTTCTCGAGGTGCCAGGCCACGTCCGAGGTGACCCTTCCATGCGCCATTTACGATTTCTGTTTCCATCGTCGTGACTCCCGGTTGTTTTCCCAATGCACCCGGGCAACCAGGTGCATCAGTGAAAATTTCCGTCCTATTGCCGCCGGAGTGGCGGGGCGCATTGCTTGCCGGGTCATTCACACGGTTAAGGCGTTTCACCATCGAGCAACCGTCCAGGTTGTTCCTGTCGTTGGCAGGCTTTCGGGCCTGTCTGCTCGCCGGTCGCCGGTAGAGGCAATGCGGTCTGTTGTATGTATTGCGCTGACTGTTAAAGAGCGGCAGGCCTCTTGGCCCTCCGCTGCCGGTCCCTCGTTGGGTACTCGGCGGCGACAGACAAACAGTAAGCCAATGCCTAATATCTGTAAATAGGTAATGCCTAATTATTTTCAGGAAATTTCCAATCTGCGGGATCAGATCTGGTTGTTGCATTTCACGGCCGCTCATATAAGCTCTGCTAAACCTGTATGGATATACAGCACTTAGGAGGTGTGAATGGCAAAGCCAAAGAAGCAGGAAAAACCAATTGAGCGTCGTGAGATCAGCGGGATTGAAAGGCTTGGATTGCGCGTGTCGTCGATGATCAACCACCCTGTGGCGCAGACCCAGCGCTGGGTGACGATCCATAGGCTCGACACAGACGGCGATCGGGAGTGGGAGGAGGTGATGGGGCTGCTATCCGAGACGGACGGCATAGACATGACATTCAACGACGACGAGTCGGTGACGCTTAAGTGGGAGGCGAGCCCCGAAGAGGATCGGCCTGTAGAAGTGGAGGATGCACTTGAGGTGGAGGAGGTCGCGCCTTTCTGAGGTTACGAAAAAGCCCGCTCATTGGCGGGCTGTTTTCCTTACCGGGGGCTGGTCCTTCAGCTTATAGAAGCCTAAGAGCGCCAGCCATTAAACAATCTGGAAGCCTTCAGGCGCTTGCGAAAGCTGAAGTCCCATGCATTCAAGATCTTCTCCGTCGGCAATCACAGAAATTTTAATTTTCCCCGGCCCCTCTATGTGCAAGGGAGACAGCACGAACACGGCTTGTGCGAGAAAGCCCTTTGGGTCCTCAATCATCCCCTGGCTCTGATTGGCCTGTAGCAGCTGGTCTTCATCCAAGTCGATTTCGAATAGAGAAGTCTCGTTGAGAGAACCCTTGAAGCTGAGGGATTTGAACGGGTTTTCGCGAGGCGTGTTCGCAGTAATTGCAACACACAGTTTTGGGAGAACAATTGGAAACCCTGGGAGGTACATCAAGCTCCCCACAATCCCCATGAAGGATGTTTTATTATTAACTTCGTTACGGATGTCATCACAAAAAATTGAATAGGCGAAGCGATTCATTTTTGAGCCTTCCTTGAATAAATTGTTTCTTGTCGATCCAGCATTTCTTCAAGGGTGTCAGCAGACACGCCAAGTACCTCTCGGAGCCGTTTGCAAGTCGATCTATGGAGATCAACGTTACCCTTCTCGATTCTGGCGACTTGTGCCTGTGTCGTGCCAAGGAGATCGGCAAATTGTTTTTGGCTGAGATTCTTTCTTAGGCGTAGCGTTCTTACGGTGTCACCCTCGTCTGCCAAGAGATCATTCGCGATCCATTGCCTTGCCTCGGATAGCCCTTGACTGTGCTCCTCGCTCGACTCAAGGCGAGCCATGAGTTTCGAAAAGGCAGTGTTCTTTTTCGCCAAAGGGACAGGAAGTATCGCCGTCTCTATCTGTACGACGACATTCCTACGGGCGGTTCCTAGGGTCTCACCAGCCGTCTGCCTCAAGCTTTTGATAGGCATCAAGGACGCGCTGTGTGACAGGGTGGTTTGGATCATAATTGAATGCTCTCTCAACGACAGCCAGTACAAAGTAGAGGTCTTTAGAGGGGATGTAGGCGTAGATGATTCGATATTCGTGCCCTTGTCGGGACAGCTCGAAATCTCTCAGCCTCCAAATGTTCTTGCCCTTCCTGTAAAGAGAAACGAATTTGGAAATGCTGAAGGTCGCACCGGCTTCTGGCATATGCGGCTTCCCGCCGTACTGATCCCATGAGAGCCTCTCGAGCATTGATTGACTGCCCTCAAGCTCTTGCAGAAGCGCTGCCAGGCGGTATGCCGCTGGCGGATTCAGCGCGAGGATGTCTTCAAGATCTCCCGTTGCATCATCACCAATGATTAGCTCGTACAATATATCGCCCTAGGTATATTTTCTCAAGCTCCCATGCAGGCTTCGCTGCAAGGCTCCTCATCCCACCCACCATGTGGCGTCCACATAGCGCCTCCTACTTATCCTTCCCTCGCACAATCCTTCCCGCCTCAACCTCTTCTGCATACCTAGCCAACTTGTCCTCAGTCTCCTGAAAGCTCACAGCAATTCGCAGAAGCTCTTCAGCCTCTTCTTCCTGACCTGCCTCTGAAAGCTTCCGAGCTGCCTGAAGTAGGTCCACGCCCGACCACTTGAGCAGGGCGGCGGCTTGTTTCAGGTCACGTCGCAAGTCTTGGTTGGGTTTGGTGAGGGGCATTGGCTATACCAAATGAGCATTCCAAACGAGCAGTACGCGAGCCTGGATGTAGGTATCTTCAGCCCGGATTGTCTGAGGTGGATGCCGAGGGTTATCGGAGAGCATGTTGATTTGCTCGTCGCCCAGCCATTGAAGCCGCTTGATGTAGAGATGGCCTTCCCAAGAGAACATGTAGATCCCATCACCCGCAAAGTCACGGATGCTGATGTCGACGAGGAGCGGATCGCGGTGCTTGATCGTTGGCGCCATCGACTGACCCCAACCTGTCACCATCTTGAGATGGAAGTGCTCCTTGAACTCCACTCCCATCTCGCGAAGATGCTGCGGGCTTACCCTCACATCCTGGAGCATCTCTGGATAGTCGTGTGGAATTTGCCCGCCACCCATAGCGGCACGGACGTCGTAATGCGCGATCCACACTTCATCACCCATTGCTCCGGGGCGGTAGTAGTCGATCTCGATTGCGCCACCACCATTGTCGCTTTCGGCAACTGCAAGTAATCGCCTGCGAGAATCCTCGGGCAACCCTTTTCCGTGCTTTTCGAGCATATGCCTGACCATCTCGGCTGCGGATGAGGCGGGCGGCTGGGCGTCGCTCGTATTACTCGAAACGTCGGACGAGTCGTTCTGGGACCGCTCATAAACAAAGCCAGAGCGTAGGCCCCAGTGCTCGGGGCCAACGTCATCAGCGAAATAAGCGATCACATCCATCAGCTTCGACTTGTCGATCCGGCCGTTTTTAACCCAGCCCTGTATCGACGGAGGCTTCACATGGAAGTCGTCTGCGAGTTTCTTTTTCGATACGCCCTTGGCGATCCGCGCAGCTTCAATAGCTGCGCCTAATTCTGGTCCGGTAAGCATTGCCTAATTAAGCCTATCGACGGATTGGTTAGGCAATGGCTTGTCGTAGATAAGGTAATGCCTTATATTCACATCCAATCTCCAGGAGAGAAATCATGAAATCAGCAGAAGCAGCCAAAGAAGCATCCCGCTTGCTGGGCAGCCAGGCGGAGATGGCGCGCCTCCTGCGGGTAACAGCGCCAACCGTCAACCAATGGTGCTCAGGCGAGCGCGCGGTACCAGCAAAGCGAGCGTTGCAAATCGAGGCATTGACCGAGGGCCAAATCAAAAAGGCCGACCTTTGCCCATCTTTCCCCTGGGGGCAGATCAGCCCTGCGCCCAGCCAAACCCTTTCCGCCGCCTAACCCAGCCCCATCACCCTGAATGCGGAAGTGAACCTATGGCCTACGACGATAAAGCCCACCGGCACGAGCACCAGGTGAAGGTGCGCCTCGATGACGAAGTCTTTCAGGAACTGAAGGACGTTGCCCGCGACATGAAGCTTCAACACAGCGTGCTTAGCCGAGAAATCATCGAGGCCGCGCTTGAGGTCAAGCGGACGCTCGGAGAGCTGCCGTTTGAGCTGGAGAAAAGACGCGCCTGAGAAGGCCATAGAGGGGGATTTATGCCCAGCGCAGTAGTGGACTTACGGAAGGGCGACACAGAAGACCTGGCGCGATGGGCGTCGGAGATCGGGATCACACCGGACGCACTGGCCTCGCAGATTTTGCGACTGGCCATGCCGGGGCTGAAGAAGGCAGCAAGCGACAACGTACCGCTCGACAGCAACGTGGTTGCCTTCCCTCCCAAGCGATGAGTTCCAGCCCTTATTAGGGACCGCGCGGCAGGGAAGGTGGACCAGTTACAGATTTCGAGATTGGCGCTGGTCCCTGTTTCGGGACTGGAAGAAGAAATGGTCATGGGTTCGTCCCTGATCGAGCTGTTGAAGCAAGTATCGCGGGAACAGGGCTTCAGCGGCAGAACATCGGATTAGCTGGGAATTTAACCAGTATACAAATTTCACCCACAAAAAAGCCGGTGGCTAGACCGGCTTCTTCACAACACAAACACTTGAGGGACCATTATGAACACGATCGTCGCTCCGAGCAATACGATCTCCATGTCGAGCCGCGAGATCGCCGAGCTCACAGGGAAGCAGCATAAGGACGTCATTCGCGACATCCGTGTGATGCGCAAAGCCCTGGCTGTTGATGGAGCAGATCTGCGCCATCTCCAAGAGGTCAAGGATGGGCGGGACTACACCGCCGAATTTCGCCTTGACCGAGTTCTGACTGAAACCCTTTTGACCGGTTACAGCATTCCGCTTCGCCATCGTGTCGTGACACGTTTGAGCGAACTCGAAAACGTGTCACGGCAGTTTGTCTCGATCCCTCAATCTCTCCCAGAAGCCCTCCGACTTGCTGCAGATCTCGCAGACAAGAACGGCGAGCTTCAGCGCCTGATTTCAGTTCAGGCCCCGAAGGTCGCCGCCATCAACAGGCTCGCTGCAGCTGGTGGCGCGATCTGCATCACTGACGCAGCCAAGCAGCTCGGTATACCTCCGGCGCGTCTGTTCGCCTGGCTGGAACAGCACCGCTGGATCTTCCGGCGCCACGGGTGTAAGCGCTGGGTTGCCTATCAGCCTCGCATCACTTCGGGTCACATGACCCACAAAGTCACAGCCCTCAAGCCGGATCCTGAAACCGGAATCGAGCGGGCTGCCTTCGACCCTATGGTCACCCAGAAAGGCCTAACCCGCCTAGCTGAACTCCTGCAGGAGGCCGCGTAATGGCCGGCGACTGGATCAAATTCGAGCTCACCACCTTGGACAAGCCGGAGGTTTGCCAGATTGCGGACTTGGCCGATATCGACCCCGACGCTGTCGTCGGCAAATTGATGCGTGTGTGGGGATGGTTCGACCAACAAACCGAAAATGGTAACGCTCCGAGCGTTAGCAAAAAGTTACTTGATCGTCTTGTCGGCGTTATCGGTTTCTGCGAACACATGAAATCGGTCGCCTGGATGATCGAGGCCGAGGGTGTGATCAGTCTTCCGCATTTCGAGCGGCACAACGGGAAAACCGCTAAAAACAGGCTTCTCACAGCAAAGCGCGTGGCAAACCACAAGGCGAGTAACGGTAAAAGTAACGCTGCGAACGTTAGCGGTGCGTTACCTAAAGAAGATGTAGAGAAGAATAAAGAACCTCTCTCTGCGCAGGAGGCCGTCGATCCTCGCATGCCCAGCGAAATGACCCTTGACTGGGTGCCGGACCACACGCTGCTAAAAACATACGCCTTGCACCGCGGCCTATCGCTTGAACTGTTCACCGATGAAGTTCGCATCGCGTTCACTGCTCACTACGAACCTCAGCACCAGGTCAACACTCAGGCCGAGTGGGTCAGCATGCTGGTCAAGTGGGTGAACAACGACAAGGCCCGTGCTGCTGCCGCATCGAATGTGAAGCAGTTCAAGCCGAAGCAGGCGCCTGCGTCTGACTTTGACGATGACGACACAGGATGGCAGAACGGGGTGAACTCATGAAGACCGTCTCTGTGATTGCTCAAGACCTGTGGGCGAAAGCCCGATCCGGTGAGTTCATCGCGGCGGGAGATGTAACTCCGGTGGCGAATGAAACCCATAGCACGTTGGTGACAGCCATCAACGAGTTGTTCAAGGAGCTGCGTTCCATACGCTCGGCGTGGCGCCAGGCATGGCCGGATAAGGAAACCTATCAGGCTTCGAAGCGCCAATGGTTTCAGGCTTTTCTGGAGGAAGGAATCTGCACTCAGGGCCAAATCGATTTCGGCATGGCCCAAGTGCGCAAGCAGCCCGGTGATTTTATCCCGAGCCCTGGCCAGTTCATTGAGTGGTGCAAGCCGACCCCTGAAATGCTTGGTTTGCCACCGCTCGCTGCGGCGCACCGCGAGGCCTGTCGCAATGCTCACCCGGGTATGGCTGGGCAGGGTAAGTGGTCGCATGACGCGGTCTGGCACACCGCCAAGGAATGCGGATTTGAAAGCCTGAACAAACTCGACACGGTGCTCAGTCTCAAGCTGTTCGAGCGCAATTACACCATCACCATTCGCCGGTTGTTGGCCGGTCTGCCGCTTCAGCCGATGCCGAAGGCGCTGCCTCCACGCATCGTGGTGAAGGCGACACCTGAAGTTGGTTTGGGTGCACTTGCACAGCTGCGCGCCACGCTGGGAGGTGCCCGTGGTTAATCCGCATCTCGTGGCGACAGACCCAGCAGATTACCGCTACGCCGTGCATTGCTGCGCCTACAAGTGGGATCTCACCGATAAGCCAGATCGCGCTGTAGCGCTATTCGAACATCGCTCGGCCGCCGAGAAGTTCGGCAGCCTGATGTGGCCGAGCACTTTCGAAGTAATCGACATCACCACAGGAGATAGGGCATGAACGACATGCTGCTTCATCTGTACATCGCTTTCCTGACGTTCGTCGCCGTCGGCCTTTGGTGGGGCATCCGCCGCCTCGAGCGCCGTGCCCGAATCGCGCGGGGTAATCGAGAATGACGCCGGTCGCCATGAAGCAGTTCATGCCGAAACCGGTACGCGCCAAGTCTATCGACCGCGAAGGGCAGGAACAGGCCGCGCTGATGACCGAGCTGCGCATCCGAATGCCGGATATCGCTGACCTGATCTTTCACGTCCCGAACGGCGGGCATCGCGTGAAGGCCGTTGCCGCAAAGTTGAAGGCCCAGGGCGTGAAGGCCGGCATCCCCGATCTGGTCCTGCCGATGGCCCGCGGCGGGTTCTTCGGTCTGTACATCGAATTCAAGGCGACGCCACCGAACGACGCCGCCATTTCGTCCAGTCAGCATGAGCGGATTCGCAAGCTCAATGCCCAGGGGTATCTGGCGGTGGTGTGCCGCGGGCACTTCGATACGATGGAGCAGATCCGCGCCTACCTTCGGCTCGCTCCTACAGTGGTGGCCGTATGACCAGCGCCGCCGTGAAAATGTCCGACGCCGAGATCAAACGGCAGGCTGCCGGCGATGTTCGGGATCTACGCGACATCGAGAACCGCGGCCTGTACCTGCGCTTCACCCGGGCTCGCGAACGGGCGTCCTGGTACCTGGTGGTGAAGGGCGAGTGGAAGCGAATAGGCGCCTTCCCGGACCTCAACACCAAGCAGGTGGTCGCGGCGCTGCCGGCTATCCGCCTTCGGCTGGATGCCGGGACCGGCGCGAACCTGTCGAAGTGGGCCACTGTCGGCGAGCTGCTGACCTGGTACGCAGAGCGCATGTCCCGCGACCGCAACCTCTCCGGCAAGCGCAAGAAAACCGGCGCCTCTGCCATCAAATGTCACCTGATGCCGCGCCTGGGTGATCTACCACTAACTGGCGTCGACAAGGCGACCCTCGACAGCCAGCTCATGTGGCCCCTGCAGGAAAGCATTTCCATCGACTACGTGCGCTCGGTGTTCCAGTTGCTGGCCCTGGCCTTTCGGCAGGCGTTCAAACTGGGGCTGATCTCGGCCAACCCGATGGCGACCATCAAGTTCAATGACTTCTCGAAGGCCAAGGTCGGGATCAAGCCGTCGCGCCTGCGTGGCGTACAGCTGTCGGCTCTGCTGGAGCAACTGGCCGCCGTGAAGGAGCCCGCGCCGCTGGATGCCATGCTGGCCTTGATGATGCTCTGCCACGGTACGCGAATCGGCGAAACCCGGCAGGCACGCTGGTCACACATCAGCCTGGCCGAGCGTGAGTGGTTCATTCCGGCCGAGCACACCAAGACCGGCGTCGAGCACCACCTGCCACTGACCGAGCAGATGTGCGCGCTGCTGATGAGCTACCGCGACGGTCAATACGCCAAGGGCTACGACGGCCAGTTCTTGTTCCCTGCGCGCAACGGCAAGGCCCTGAGCGAAGGCCAAGCCAGCGCCGTGTTCGCCCGGTTGGGGCAGGGCGAGTGGACCAGTCATGACCTGCGCAAAGTAGCCCGGACCGGTTGGGCAGACCTCGGCATCGACCACCTAATTGGTGAGCTGCTGATCAACCACGCGATGGGTCACAACGTGAAGGTGTATATCCAGTCGGACGTGATGGGGCGCAAGCGAGATGCCCTGGAGCAGTGGCACGCCCATCTAGACCAGAAGGGTTTTGCCGTGATTCACGGATTGACCGGCTTTAGATTCGGAGATTCCGGTAATGCGCTGGAAGCCGCAGAACATAAGGCCTGCGAGGCCAATCAAGAATCAACCATAGGCGAGGTTTAAAAATGGATAAAAAGACCCACGGCCCCGCCTTTGTGCGTTGCCTGATCCCCCTCACCGACTGCCCGTCATGCGCTGGGAAGGGGATCATTCAAGGTGTGTTTCACCAACTCGACTGCATCGGTTGCCACGCTTCCGGCCTGGTGCACGCCGTCACCCTGGAGCCGTTGCCGGTGGAGGACTTGGTGGTGCAGTTGGGCATGCTGCTGCGCCGGGAGCGTCACCTCGCAACCTTGGCTCCAGCAGCGAACGACACCGTCGAGCAGTACCAGCAACACAACAGTCGCGGCGCCGGCCGCTCGTCTTTCAAAGGGGATTGAACGATGATCTATAGCAGCGTACTTGGCGGTGTCGTTTCGGCCCTCGCCGCAGAAGCGATCGACAACACCAGCAAGCAGGCTTGGCAGAAACTCTACAGCCCGCACGAAGAAGAGCGGCGCGACCTTCGCTCGCTCTTCCGTTCTGCTCCAGGTGAGTCCATCAATCGAGCTCAGGCGGACTGCTGGGTTGCGGCGCGCCTGCATCATGGTCTTGAATCTCGACACATGAGTGCCCTAGTTGCGAAATACAGTACCGACAAGGCCAAAAAGGTCCAGGCTATCGCCGATCTTCGCCTGTTGGTGAGTTCGCCAGCCCCCACACTGTTTTTGTTCAAGGCGGTCACTGCCTGGGCTGTTCCTAAGCTGAAAGGGGCTGAGCCGAAGAGTGCGCACACTGTCACCGTAACCGTTCCTGTCGACGCTCCGGATTGGCGGCGTGACTCAATGATTGCCTCTGCTGTTGCTGCTGAAAGATCTGCCAAAAAGCGTCTCGAATCGAGATCCGCGTCAATGATTGTCCTGCCGAAAAGCTTCTATGACATGAACACCTGGGATACCGAAGGGCGTCCGGAATCAACGCGCCGTGAGTGGAGACGAAACATCCATTCGTCTCTGGATAGCCTGGTGAACGAGGCGTTGTGTGTTGCGGGCGAGATCTTCGATATCGAGGGTTTGATTATTTCTGATGCGGCCGCGTGATGGCCTGTTGACAGTGATCCATCGTTCCGTCAGTATTTATCCCATCCTGTCATTCCTGCGCGTGCAATAGGAACGACGAAGAAGCCCAGCTAAATAGCTGGGCTTTTTTATTACTGCTCAGATGGTATCTTGGTCGCCCTAAAGGCCAAGGAGCCAGTATGTCGAAGTATTCAATCGAAAACCCTGCAAAAGATGCGGTAGGCGACGATAAAGTATGGAAAGTTTTTCGAGATGGTAATTTCGTCGAGCCGCCATTCGAGAGCAGTGAGGCCGCAATTTCTCACGCAGGCAAGCTGGAGCGGGACGATCTTGAAAAGCACTTGCGTAAACAGAAGAAAATTTCGGATAGGGATTACGATAAGGCGCTCAGAGCATTGAGCCCTCTCCTTGATGCACTCGATCAGCAAATAAGGGATGGCGTTCTCGCAGATCGGCCTTCAAAGCCAGCCGAAATTGAAGATTCTCTGACCAGAAAGTAGCGTTAAAAAATATTCCAAGAGCCTCGCCATTGTGCGGGGCTTTTTCATTTTCGGCTCCACCACACCCATTGCTCCGAGCGTGGAGTGCTGTTGGAGCCGATTCAAATCCTGTCATGCAGTCGGAGTCGAGCGCATGGATCTTCTGCATCGCCTGTTCGACAAAGCTGAGTGGCTCGTCGCGGGCTTGATTGGCTCCATCGTCGCAAGCTGGTGGCACAAGGACGACCTCACTAATTGGCGAGCCTGGGCAATATTCCTGGTCACTGGAGTGGCCTGCTCTCTGTATCTGACAGGCATGGTCAGCGCATACCTCGGTGTAACTGAGCCGAGCATCGTCGCCGGCATCGGTTTTCTACTTGGCACCTTCGGCGGCTCCCTTCTGGCAGCGATCAATCGCGCCATCAAAGCCGCGGACCTCTGGGCGTTGATCCGCCAGAGGTTCGGCGGAGGTAATCCACCATGAATTTCGAATTGATCAACTCCATCGCCTGCGGCCTGATCGCACTTTGGGCAACCTGGTGCGTACTGAGCGGCAAGGTCAGGGATGGCATTGTTGGGAAGCTGATCTACTCCGCGATCGCAATCAGCGGTTTCGTAGTTATGACGCGTACTCAAAACATTTTTATTGGTCCGACCACTGCTGGCTTGACGCTGCATGTGTCGTTGGCATTGGCGGGGGGGCGGCACGTGTTCATGGTCATCTGGTGGCAGCGGGTTAAAGCCTGGCTCTGCCGAACACTTCATTGCGAACACTGCCTGGGCTGCCATAAAGGTCGTGCGCCTGACGACCACCACAAAAGCTAACGGGTGAGGTGAAGCATGGTCAGAATCGACGCCCGCGCCAACGTGGAGGAGCTTTCGAAAGCCTTGCGAACATTGGGCAGCAAACAGCTTCCTTTTGCGTTGGCGCTCACAGCTACACGATTGGCCATGCTCGTAAAGAAAGGCGAGCTCGCGGTGATGCGGGAGCGATTGGATAGGCCAACTGCGACGACCATGAACAGCCTGTATGTGAAGGTCGCCAAGAAGGGCAACCCTGAGGCGCGTACATTCTTCAAGGATGCATGGACATCAGGCGTTCCCGCCGATACGTATCTTCAGCAACCGGTGAAGGGCGGCCGCCGACCCCATAAGCGGTTCGAGAAAGCGCTTATTGCCCGCGGCATCATGAAGCCTGGGCAGTACGCGATCCCGGCAGAATCTGCTCTCAATCAGTTCGGTAACGTACCTCGCGGCACGATCATGAAGATCCTGTCGGGGCTGAGTGCGGCCGAGACGGTCAGTGGTGTGCAGGCCAACGCCACGAACAGCAAGCGCAGTAAGCGCAAAGGTAACGCTGACAGGTATTTCGCTGGTGATGTCGATGGTACACAGGGCATCTGGGAAAGGAAGAAGTCCGCATTCGGTGATGCCGTTCGCCCCGTCTTCATCTTCAGTGATGGCGAGCCTGGGTATCGGGTGATCGTCCCGTTCTACAAGATCGCAGACAACATCGTGAAGGCGAATCGAGCAAGGGAATTCGCCAGCGCGATGGATCAGGCGCTGTCGACAGCCCGGGGCTGACGGTCAGGGCAGGGGGTACCCCCCCCTTTGGGTCCTTCCCGGGCCCCCAGCCCCATGCGGGTAATTCGGGCCCCGCCCATCAAATATGTATGACCTTTTTTCAGAGGTTGGTTGTTGTTTAATCATGGCCAAAAACGAAACAACCAAACAGCGCGGGTGGTTGAACAAATCCGAGCTGGCTTCGAGCCTCGGGATTTCCCCGCAAGCCTTTGACAAATGGGGAGTTGCGCCTGTCGCACGCATCGGTCGAGAGGCGTTCTACACCGTGCAAAACGTGGTCGAAAACCGCGTCGAACATTCGCTTCGGAAACAACAACCCGCAGGTGAGGGAACCGAAGGTCTCGATCCGCTCATTGAGTACAAGCTGCTCGAAGAGCGTCGAGGTCTAACCGCCGCCCAAAGGATCGCCCAGGAGAAGAAGAACCTGGTGCTGGACAAGCAACTGGTCCCGGTCCCGTTCGCCACATTTGCCCTGGCCAAAATCGCCGCACAGATCGGCTCGAAACTGGACACCGTCGGCAAGACCGTCACCCGTCGTCACCCTGAGGTTGACCCTCGAATCATCGAGTCGGTGGAGCGGGAGATCGCGCTTGCTCGAAATATTGCCGCCAGCTTTGGTGAGCAACTTCCGGAATTATTAGATGAGTACGTTGAGTCCATGGCTGAATGATCTGCGCAAGTCGATGAAGCTAGGGCTCCAGGCGCTCTATAAAGAACCACCGCAAACCGCCGTCGAATGGGCGGATGCAAATTTCTACATGTCTGCGGAGTCCTCCTACAACGAGGGCAAGTGGACGACCGAGCCGTTCCAGGTTGCGATCCTGAACAGCATGGGCAATGACCTGATCAACGTCGTCAACTTCATCAAGTCGGCGCGGATCGGTTACACCAAGCTGTTGATGGCCAACATCGGCTACAAGATCCAGCACAAGCGCCGCAACGTCATGATGTGGAGCCCGACTGACCCGGACGCCGAGGACATCAGCAAGAGCCACGTCAACGGCATGATCCGTGACGTACCAGTGCTGGGCGACCTGGCTCCGTGGTTCGGCCGCAAGCACAGCGATAACACCCTCGACCAAAAGATATTCGCGAACCGGCGGACACTCTGGATCCGCGGCGGCAAGGCCTCGCGCAACTACCGTGAGAAATCAGCCGACGAGGTGATCTACGACGAGCTCTCAAATTTTGACGAAAGCGTCGAAGGCGAGGGCGCGCCGATCACCCTGGGCGACAAGCGACTCAACGGGGCGATCTATCCGAAGTCGATTCGCGGTTCAACGCCGAAACGCGTGGGCTCCTGCCAGATCACCAAGGCCGTTGAAGAGTCGCCGTACCTGCTCAAGTTTCACATCAACTGCCCGCACTGCCGGCAGGAGCAGACGCTGAAGTGGGGCGGCAAGGATTGTGAGTTCGGCCTGAAGTGGGAAAAGAACGAACTCGGTGAAGCCGAGAAAGCTTGGTACGTGTGCGAGCACGCCGCCTGCATCATCTGGCACAACGAAATGGTTGAGGCCTCAAAGTCCGGCCGCTGGATCTGCGAACACACCGGTATCTGGACCCGCGACGGCATGGACTGGTTTGGTGTCGATGACGAAATCATCCGTACCCCGCGCTCGGTCAGCTTCAGTATCTGGGCGATCTACAGCACCTGGAGTACGTGGCTCAGCCTGGCTGAAGAATGGCTGAAGGTGAAAGGCGACGTCTCGAAGCTGATCACCTTCATCAACACCACGCGCGGCGAAACGTGGGATGACGACCAGGGCGAGAAGCTCGACTCGGAAGTTCTGTACGGGCGCCGCGAAGTTTTTCCGCAGGTCCCGGCCCTTGGCCTGGTCCTGGTCGGTGGCATCGATACGCAGGATGACCGGTTCGAGGGTCGTGTCTGGGCCTTCGGTCCAGGTGAGGAAGCCTGGCTTGTCCACCGCTTCATCCTGATGGGCGACCCGGCCAGCGAAGAGCTACGCCGCAAGGTCGGGCTCGAGCTGCACCGCCAGTTCACCCGTGTGGACGGCACCATCATGAAGGTGGAGCGCTGGACCTGGGACGCCGGTGGCCACTATGCCGACGAGGTCTATGCAGAGAGCCGCAAGCACGGCGTGCACTGGGTTGTTCCAATCCGTGGCGCGACCGTCTACGGCAAGCCGATCGCGAACTTCCCGCGCACCAAGAACAAGGTGCACAAGGTCTTCCTCACCGAGGTCGGCACCGACAACGCCAAAGAGCTGCTCTACAGCCGGATGGGGCTCCCCGTCGATACGGCTGCATCACAGGCCGGCGTGCCTCAGCCAGGGGTGGTTCACCTTCCTGCCAACGACGCGATCTGCGACGAATCGGAGGTGAAGCAACTTACCTCAGAAAAGAAAAAAGCAGCCATATCCAAAGGCAAGCGCGTGATGCGTTGGGACAGCGGCGGTCGCCGAAACGAGGCGCTCGACTGCTTCGTGTACGCGCTCGCCGCACTGCGCATCTGCCAGCAGCGGTTCGGGCTCGATCTCGATCTGTTGGTCGCTGCTGTACCTGGTGGCAACGAACCGGACGCTGAAGAACGGCCGCGGAAGAAATCCTCTCACTGGAATAGAAACTGATGGCCTACACGATCGAGCAATACAACGCCCTGCAGGCGGCCATCGCCGAAGGGGCGTTGTCGGTCCGCTACGCCGACAAGAGCGTCACCTACCGATCACTCGACGAGATGATGCGGATCCTCAAATTGATGGCTACCGAACTTGGGCTGAATGCCTGTAACGACGGCGGCCGCCGGTACGCTTCGTTCTCGAAGGGGTACTGACATGGGGATGTTTGATGATCTGTTCCCCGGGTTCGCGGCCAAACGTTCGGAAAGCCGGTTGAAGAAAGCTCGGACGGACATGGCGCTCAAGATGATTGAGCGCCGGTTTGAGGGCGCTGCTGGTGGTCGCCGTAACGACGGGTGGCGCGCAACGGGTGCCGATGCCAACGTTGAGAATGCTCCGGCTCTGGCCAAGCTTCGAAACCGGGCACGGGACCAGCGCCGCAACAATCCTTTCGGTGAGCGCGGAATTACCGGTATTGCCGACAACGCTGTCGGGGCCGGGATTGTTCCGCTGCCACTGGCGAAGCGCGATCGTGACGGCTTGCGGTTGATGGACCTTTGGAAGGCTTGGGCTGAGACAACCGATTGTGATGCTGACGGCCTGGATAATTTCTATGGCCTGCAGCACATGATCATGGAGGCTGTCGCTGAGAGTGGAGAGTGCTTGGTTCGCCGGCGCCGCCGCTTCAGCTCTGACGGACTCCCGGTTCCCGTACAGCTTCAAGTCTTGGAGGCCGACTTCCTCGACGAGGCGAAGGCGGACATCGTCGGCTTGAACCGCATCATCCAGGGTGTCGAGTTTGATGCTCTTGGCCGTCGTGTCGCGTACTGGTTGTTCGATGAGCACCCTGGTGCCAACGCAGTTTGGGGCTCCCTGCAATCGCGCCGGGTGCCGGCCGAGGATGTGATTCACGTCTTCTTGCGCAAACGCCCGGGCCAGGCGCGCGGTTACAGCTGGCTGGCCCCGGTCATTCAGCGCATGCGTAACTTCGACGAGATGGAAGACGCCGTGATGGAACAGGCGAAGATTGCCTCCTGTTTCGCCGCGTTCGTCACGAAGGATGAAAACAGCGGGTCGGGTGCCGGCAAAAAACCGCCGTTGATTGACCGCGTCGAGCCCGCGATGGTGCAGGAGCTTGGATTTGGTGAAAGCGTCACCTTCGGCACACCTCCTACTTTCAATGGCTACACCGCGTATTCATGGCAGCAACTGCATGCCATGGCTGTTGGCCTGGGCGTTCCTTATGAACTGCTCACGGGTGACCTAAAGGGCGTCAACTTTTCCAGCGGGCGAATGGGCTGGCTGAACTTCGCCCGGCGTGTGGACGTATGGCAATGGCGGATGCTGATCCCCCAGCTATGCGATCAGGTTTGGCGGTGGTTCATGGAAGCACAGATCCTGCTGCCTGGCGGCGTGACCGATGACGTCAAGGCCTATTGGGTTCCGCCTCGGCGCGACATGGTCGACCCGAAAGCAGAAACAGAAAACGTCATTACCCGCGTACGCAATGGCCTCACCACTTGGCCAGATGCCTTGCGCGAGCTCGGCATTACAGACCCGAAACGGCATGCCGAGCAAATCAAAAAAGCAAACGAAATGATCGACGAGTTCGGGTTGGTGCTGGATTGCGACCCGCGCCGAGTTGCGGCCGCCGGTTCCCCGAGCCAGCCACAAACCACAGAAGAGAAACCAGACGATGCCGACTCCGAATCAGGTGATGACGCGAAAGATACATGAGACGCCGGCGTTCAGCCTTCGTGCGGCCGTACGGCCTGGCTCAGTCGATATCGACGCACGAACTGTCGAACTGACCTGGACGACCGGCGCTAAAGGTCGGCGCTGGTCTTGGGACGTCGGCAGTTATATGGAAGAGCTGGACGTCAGCGACGGCGCAGTCCGTCTTGATCGGCTCAACAACGGGGCGCCGCTGCTCGATACCCATAACCAGTACCAGCTGAGTGCAGTTCTGGCTGTAGTAGAGAGGGCCTGGCTGGAGGGTGGCGAGGGTCACGCTCTTGTCCGGTTCAGCAAGCGTGAAGATGCAGACGTGGTCTTCAAGGACGTTGTCGACGGCATCCTTCGGAACATCAGCGTCGGCTACGCCGTTCACCGTTACGAAGTTGTCGATGAGGAAGACGACAAGCTACCCACGTACCGCGCTGTCGACTGGGAACCACTGGAACTCTCCCTGGTCCCGATCGGCTTCGACGATGGCGCAAAGGTTCGCAGTGCCAAAACCCCGGCCGAGTACGAAGGCCATCGATTCAACACCATTTTTGAAGTTCGGTCAGCTGTTGAGCCGACCGTAGAACCGGCCGCCGTGCCTACTATCCAAGAGGAAGATGCAATGACCGAAGAAGAGAAGCGCGCGGCCGAGGACAAGCTTCGCCGTGAAGCCGCTGACGCCGAGCGCCTGCGCAGCCTCACCATCCGCACCATGGCGCGCAAGGTGCAACTCGATGATGAGGTGTTCGTGGAAGATCTGATTGCTCGCGGTGTTCCGGTAGCGGATGCGAGTGCAGCTCTGATCGACAAGCTGGCCGAGCGTCAAAACAAGGATCAGCCGGAAACCCGCAACAGTCAGCCAACTGTGGTCACCGGCGGTCTGGATGTATCGGTACTCAACGCCAAGCGCTCGGCTATGCAGAACGCTCTGCTGCATCGTTGCGACTCCGACATCAAGCTGGAAGAAGCCAGTCGCGAGTTCCGCGGTATGCGCCTGATCGACATGGCTCGCGAATTCGTTGAGATGTCCGGCGGTAATGCTCGTGGCCTGACATACCAGGAGTTGGCACGAGCAGCCCTGGGTTGCGATCGACAGGCTGTCCGCGCTGCCGGCATGCACAGCACCAGTGATTTCCCGCTGCTGCTGGGCAGTACTGTCAATCGTACTCTACGTGACGCCTACGCCAATGCCCCTCAAACCTGGCGTCCGCTGGGTCGCAAGACTTCCGTGCCGGATTTCCGGGCTGTAACCCGCGCAGCGCTGGGCGACATCTCTGCGCTGGAACAGGTGAAAGAGCACGGCGAATACAAGTACGGCACGCTGTCGGAGGATGGCGCACCTATCAAGGTCGCCAAGTTCGGCAAGATCATCGCCATTACTTGGGAAGCCATCGTGAACGATGATCTCGACGCATTCACCCGTGTCCCGCAAGCACTGGGTAATGCGGCTGCTGCGACTGAATCCAACGTGGTCTGGGCTCTGTTGCTCGGCAACCCGAACTTCACCGACGGAACCCCATATTTCCACGCTGACCACGGCAACCTCGCCGCATCCGGCGGGGCAATCAACACCACAACCCTGGCAGCTGCTCGCGCCGCGATGCGCAAGCAGAAGAGCAAGGCGGGCGAGTTCCTCAATCTGGCTCCGGAATACCTGGTAGTCGGCCCGGATAAAGAACTGGAGGCCTATCAGTTCACTAGTTCGGTTTACGTGCCTGCGAAGAACGCCGATATCAACGATGTCCGTAACGCGTCACTGATTGTGATCGTGGATGCTCGCATCACCGGCAATCAGTGGTACCTGTACGCAGCGCCGAGCACCATCGACACATTCGAGTACGCATACCTCGAAGGCGAGGAAGGCGTGTTCACCGAAACCCGCGAAGGCTTCGAGGTCGACGGGATGGAGATCAAAGCCCGTCTGGTATTCGGTGCCGCCAACATCGATTTCCGTGGCGCTTACAAAAACCCAGGCGCGTAACCGGCCTGCTTCATCTGACCCCCAAAGGGCGCCACGTGGCGCCCTTTTTGTTATCCAGTTCCAGTCTCTGAAGGGGACCTTCCATGAAGACTTTCATCCAGCACGGTGACTGCATCACTGTCATCGCTCCTGCCGGCGGCACCGTTTCGGGCGAGCTCTACAAAGTCGGCGCGTTCATCGGCGTTGCAGCTACCACTGAAGCAGCGGGCGCACCGGTGGTATTGAAACTCTGCGGTGTGTTCGGCCTGACCAAAATCAGTGCGCAGGCCTGGGCTCAGGGCGATCTCATCTACATGAACACCACCAGCCGGGCGCTCACCAACGTTTCTGCTACCGGCTTGGTTCTGGTCGGCGTGGCCACCGAGATCGCGGCCAACCCGAGCGCGACCGGTGCCTGCCGTCTCAACGGCGTCTCCGCTCCGGCACCGGTGTAATGGGCTGGGCCTCAATGGCCCAGCGCATGCTTGGCGTTTCGATCCGCACCTTCAGCGAACCATCAGCGACCCTCGACCCTGAGGGCGCTGTGTACTGGCTGACCGATGGAGTCGCGCCCGGCGTGCCTCTGGCCCAAGCCGTGTTTGATACCGCTCATGTCTCCGTTGACCCGGAAACAGGTGCGCCGGTATCGAGCAACAACCCAATCCTCGGCGTTCGCCTGATCGACTTGCCCAACAAACCAACGAGTCGGGACCGCGTCCAGGCTCGGGGCGCTATGTACACCATCAACGACGTGCAAGCCGATGGTGTTGCAGGCGTAACGCTCTTCCTCCGTAAGGCTTAAACATGGCCCACCCACGAGAACTAATCCGCAAGCAGGCCGTTGCGGTCTTGCTGGGCGCCACCAATGCTGGGGCTAGCGTTTATGCCAGCCGCGTGGCGCCGTTGATTTCCAACGAATGGCAGAGCGAGCTTCCTACAATCATCGTTTACACGATGGATGAGGCGGGCGAGATCTTTAACCAGGCCCCGCGCGAATACCTCCGCAGAGTCGAGTTGGTGGTGGAGATCCACGCCGAAGGCAATGCGGCACTGGACGACACCCTCGATACGTTGGCTCGGCAGGTCGAACGTCTCCTGCTTATGGACGACACCCTCGGTGGCACGGCAAACGATCTGCAATACGTTCGCTCGCGCATGGTCCTGCTCGATCAGTCGGAGCAACTCACCGGCGCCTGCCGCGTGATCTTCGAAGCCGAGTACTTCGATCGTCACCCTGACGACTTGTTCAACCAGAGCCTTCCTGACCTGAACACGGTTACGACCGAGTACAGCCTGAGTAACGCGCAACCCAATCCGGCGGATCGTGCCAAAACGATCATCGAGGACCTGAACCCATGACAACGCAACAGCACGTTAAACCCGCCGTCGGCTGCCTGGTGCGCGACCCGGTGACTTATGAAGCCCTGCCTGTGGAAGGCAAGCTGGTTGAAATGAACAGTTACTGGGTCCGCAAAGCAGCGGCTGGTGACATTGAAATCGTCGAGCCTGCCGTGCAGGACCTGAAACTCAAGGGTGACAAACAATGAGCATCGGATTTAACACAATCCCGGGCCCCGGCGCCCTGCGCAAGCCAGGCGTGTACAGCGAGATTGATAACAGCCAGGCGGTGAGCGGCCCCCAGGCCGTGACTTATCGCCGTCTGTTGATCGGGCAAAAGCTCGTCGCCGGCCTTGCGCCTGCTGGCGCGTTGATCCGCATCACCAGCGCTGCACAAGCCGACACCCAGTTCGGTGCGGGTTCGATGCTGGCCGGCATGGTCCGCGCGGCCTTGGCCGTTGATAGCTACACCGAGCTGCAAGTCATGCCATTGGTTGATAATGCCGCCGGCGTGGCAGCGACCGGTACCCTTGTATTCACCGGTACCGCCACAGCGTCGGGCACCATCGAACTGATGATCGCTGGCCGGCGTGTATCCGTTGGCGTTATCAGCGGCAACACTGCCGCGATCATTGCCACTGCCGTCGCCGCGGCAATCACAGCTGTCACCGACATGCCGGTTACCGCTGCGGCCGCTACCGGGACGGTCACGCTCACCAGTCGTCATAAAGGCGAAGCTGGCAACAGCATCAACGCCCGCGTGAATTACTACTCCGGCCAGGCTCTCCCTGCGGGGGTGACGCTTGTAATTACCGGGCTTGCCGGTGGTACCAGCAACCCTTCGCTGGCAACGGCGCTCGCTGCAATCGGTGATGAGTGGTTCCATGCTTGGGGCGTCGCGTATTCCGATGCCTCTACCCTGGCTGAGCTCAAAGTAGAGCTGGATAGTCGCTTTGCCTGGGGTCGTGAGATTGAAGCGCATGCCTTCACGGCCGCACGTGGTACGCAGGGTACGCTCAGTGCTCTGGGGCGAACCCATAACAATGAGCACCTGGTCATCGCGATGGCCAACGACGAGCCGATGCCGGCTTACGAAAAGGCTGCTGAAACAATGGCGATCGCTGCGTATTACGCGGCCATTGATCCAGCTCGTCCGATTCAGAACCTGCCTTACGTGTGGTGCCTGCCACCGGCAGCTGCCAATCGGCTGACCAACCAGGAGCGCAACCTGCTGTTGTTCGACGGCATCGCGACCACGAAGGTGAGCTCCGATGGCGTGATGCTCGTCGAGCGCTTGATCACTACCTACAAAACCAACGCAGCTGGCGCATCGGATATCAGCTACCTGGACAGCGAAACGTTGTTCACCCTGATGTACATCCGCCACGACTGGCGCGACTACATCCTGCGCAAGTACCCGCGCCACAAACTCGCCGACGACGGCACCCGTTACGGCATCGGTCAGGCAGTAGTCACCCCGGTCGTGATGAAGGCCGAAGCCATCGCCAAGTTCCGCGAGTGGGAGGATTTGGGCCTGGTCGAGAACATCGACGACTTCAAGGCCAATCTCATTGCCGAGCGCAATGCCAGTGACCCGAACCGAATGGATGTGCTCTTGCCGCCGGACCTGGTCAATCAACTGCGGATCGTCGCCAACAAAATTCAGTTCCGCCTGTAACGGCGGCAGCCAGGAGAAATAGAACATGGCAGGCAAAAACCGCATCGGCGGGATCATCTCCTTGAAGCTCAACGGCGACATGTACTTCGCCAAGGGCAACTTCACCTACAACCTCGGCAAGCCGAAGAAAGAGGGAGTGGTCGGTAGCGATCGCGTCCACGGCTACAAGGAAGTGCCGCAGGTTCCTTTCATTGAGGGCGAGATCACCGACCGCAATGAGTTGAATCTGGAAGACCTGGTCACCCTTGATGACGCCACTGCCACGCTGGAACTGGCGAACGGCAAGGTCATCATGCTGCGTGAAGCCTGGTACGCCGGCGAGGGCACCGGCAACACCGAAGAGGGCAACATTGCTCTTCGTCTCGAAGGCATGTCGGCTGAGGAGGTTCGTTGATGGCAAAGGAAAAAGTAATCCAGTTGGTCGAGCCTGCCGAGTTTGGCAAGCAATCCTTCACCGAGGTCACCGTCACCCGGAAGTTGAAGTACCTGCGTGGCCACGCGCTGCGCATTACTTCGGACGGCAAGGGCAGCGGCGGCGTCGACATGGACTTCGCCACCCTGATTGACCTCGCGGCCAAGATGGTTGGCCAGCCTCCCGCCATGATCGAAGAGCTCAGTGAGGATGATCAGGCGGTCCTGATTCAGGAAGCCCGAGATTTTTTACTGAAGCACCTCGGGGGTGGGAGTCAGGAGTGACTGTCGTCGTCAAGGTGATGGGCGTTCAGCCCACGGAAGTCATGGAAATGGATTTCGAACAGCTGGACTGGTGGCTTGAGCGCACTGAGGAATGGGTCGGATGGCAAACAACGGATACTCCCTAGACGTCGTCATCAAGGCCGTCGACAAGCTCACCGCTCCATTGCGTGGCATTTTCTCCAAGGTTAAGCAGGCCAGTGCCGGTGTGTCCGGCGCACTTGATCGTACTGGCCTGCCAGTGTTCGCGAACAGCCTCAAGGGTGTTGGTGGCGCTATTGGCGGAATAGGTTCTGCCGTCAGTTCGAGTGCGACGAAAATCCTAGGGTTGGGCGCGACACTGGGCATCACCGGTGCCGCGTTGAACCTGTTCTTCCAAGGCTTCGCTGATGCAACTGGCGCGATCGGCGACACCGCCGAGCGAACGGGTATCAGCCGCGAGCGGTTCCAGGAACTGAGTTTTGCGGCGAAGCTTACGGGTTCCTCTGCCGAAACCTTGGGCGGTGCACTGCAGAAAATGCAGATCAACGTCGGTAAGGCGACGGCAGGCTCGAAAGATCTGAAGGACATGTTCAAAGGTTTGGGCATCAGCATTAAAGACTCTTCAGGCAAGCTGAAAAGTACCGATGCTTTGTTCGACACGTTCGTTGACCGAATCTCCAAGATCAAAGACCCATCGTTGCAGGCGGAAGCAGCGGTGAAGATTTTCGGTAAAAGCGCTACCGAGTTGCTGCCACTGATCCGTGGCGGTGGCGCGGGCATCAAGGACATGGCGGACGAAGCTCGTCGCCTGGGTATCGTCATCTCAGACAGTGCTGTGCGCGAGGGCGAGAGCTTTGGTGACACGCTGGACACGCTCCATGCCGCCCTAAGTGGTGTGGGCAACTCAATCGGCAGTTCGCTGGTGCCGCAGCTGAACATTCTTGGCTCGAAGTTAATCGACAACATCGTCAAGTACCGCCCGCAGATCGAGGCGTTCGCGACCAGTTTTGCTAAAAACTTGCCCGGCAACATTGAAAAGGTCACAGGTTTCATCGGTGATCTGTACGGTGGAATCAAGCCACTGATCGATCTTGTCGGCGATCTGAGTGACGTGTTCGGCGGCGCCAATCTGATTTTCGCGACGCTCGGTTTGTACATCGGCGGCGGGCTGGTGATGAGCGTGTTGAATCTGGCGCTCGCCTTGAAGGGCCTGGGCGTAGCAATTGCGCTCACGCCGGTCGGCTGGTTCCTCGGCGCAGTTGTCGCGATCGGTGCAGCGGCGTTTGTCATCTACCGAAATTGGGACAGCATCGTCTCGTTCTTCACTGAGAAGTGGGCTGGCGTGAAAGCGGCGTTCAGCGACGGCATCATCAACGGCATTGTGAAGCTTTGGCTTGAGTACAACCCGGTCACCTTGATCATGGAGGCTTTTAACGGACTGGTTCAATACCTGACCGGTTGGGACCTCAGTGCAATCATTGGGGCCAAGCTCAGCGGCATCGTGAAGGTTTGGAGCGAATACAACCCGGTCACTTTGATGCAGGAGTCCTTCGGCGGCCTGATCAACTATCTGACCGGTTGGGACTTGGGGGCGATCCTCGGCTCGAAAATCTCGGATGCCGTTGCGGCGATAAAAAATGGTCTGCCCGACTGGGCGAAAAAGCTGCTGGGTATCGATGGTGCTTCGATGGGTGACACGACGGGTGATGAACCTGGACCCTCCAACGTCGCCGCAGCCCTGGCCGCCGATCCAAACGCAGCGCTTGGACCTCGCCGTTCTGTCAGTGAGTTGGGCCAGCGCGCAGCTCAGGTTGGTCAAACCGCTGCGCAGGCAGTCGAACAGCCAACGCAGAAAGTGCTGGTGCAAGTCGACATGAACAACCTGCCGCCAGGCACCAAGGTCAAAACCGAGGGCAGCCAGGGCGCGACGTTCGATACCGACCTCGGTTACTCAATGATGGCCCCCTAACCGGAGTTTTCCATGACTTGGCGAGACACCTACCGCGCCGCGACTTTTCGCGGCGTGGCTTTTTTTGTGGAAAGTGCGGACAGCAGCCATGGTCGGCGTCAAGCCGTGCACGAAACTGCGCAGCGCGACACTCCGTACACCGAAGACCTGGGTCGGAAGTCTCGTGAGTTTTCGGTTATCGGTTATATGCTCGGTAAGGACTACCACCTAAACCGGGACGAACTGATCAAGGCCTGCGAAGTCGCAGGCCCGGGTGCATTGGTTCACCCGTATCGCGGGGAAATGAACGTTGTCTGTCGCGGCCTGAACATCAGCGAGACTGCGGCTGAAGGCGGAAAGTGCACGATCGCACTCACATTTTTGGAGGCAGGGGAGGCGGCCTACCCATCGGCGAACGTTGATAGCGTCAATGCGATCAGCGCCAAGGGCAACACCGTCACCGCTGCGGCGGAAAAAAGCTTTGTGTCTGACTTCCTGACCACAGGATTTCCCGCCTACGTAGCGGAATCTGCAGCGTCCGGGCTGACAGCCCTTGGTGAGTACATGGCGGCGCCGGGCTTGAGCTTCTCCGGTGACTTGAAGGCAGCATCTGACTTTTACCTGCAAGCGCGCGGGCTTGCATCCGACGCTTCAAGTTTGGTCCAGAAGCCACTGAATATGGTCAGCCGTATCACAGGTTTGATCGGTTCGGTCCGTTCAGCCTTTGGTACAAACGCTTTCAGCATGCTGACCAGTTTGTTTGACCGTTCGCCGACGACCTATACCGGCAGTACCGCAACGCCAAGTCGCCAGCAGCAGGCCACCAATGCAATTGCGATGAATGCACTGGTTCGCCAGGTGGCTGTAGCCGAGGCCGCCAAGGCGGCGGTAGTAATGCAAACCCCGGTGGTTACGACGGCGAACTCCACTCTGGCGGTGACGGGCGCGAGGGGGGCGGCACCGGCAACGACGGGAGCAACTCAGACGGCGCCTGGGGTTACGCAAACAATCTCAGTTCCAACCGTTTACGACAGCTACCAGGCAGCAATCAAGGTCCGCGAGGATCTGGTCGACCGTATAGACGCCGAAAGCGAAGTCACGGCGAACGATGAGGTGTATGTCGCACTGTCTGATTTGCGTACCAGTGTGGTTCAGGCCGTGCCCAATCCTGAGCAAAACCTTGCCCGGATTGTTCAATACGTACCGCGAGAAACGCTGCCTTCCCTGCTGGTGGCTTACCAGATCTACGGCGACGCCGGACGCGCCGATGACATCGCTACGCGCAATTCAGCGCGACATCCGGGGTTTTTAATGGGCGGACAACAGCTCGAGGTACTCGCAGATGGATGACTTGGAGCTGCTGGTCAACGGTATGAAATACGCCGGTTGGACTTCTCTTGGCGTCACCCGTGCGATCGATGCAGCAACCACGGCTTTCACGGCAACGCTCACCGAAAAATGGGAGGCGGGCAACAGATCGCAGGCACAAGTAGAACCCTGGCCGATTCTCCCGGGCGATGCATGCGAAGTCAGGCTAGCCGGCTTTCCGATGGTGATCGGCTACGTTGATATTTTCAAACCGTCCTACAGCGCGAACGACCACACGATCAACGTGCAAGGCCGGGATAAGGTTGCCGACCTGGTGGATTGCAGCGCCGTGCACGCGCCGGATGAATGGAAAAACATCGACCTGCTCAAGTTTGCGCAGATCCTCGCGGCTCCCTTCGGCGTGACGGTAAAGACGGATATAGCCGTTGGTGAGCCGTTCCAGATCTGCAAGCTTCAACAGGGCGAAACAGCCTTCAAAGCGATTGAGCGCTATGCCCGGCAGCGCAAGGCATTGCTTATGCCTGACGGCGCTGGCGGGTTGTTGATTACCCGTGCTGGCGTTCGGCGCGCCACAACGGCGCTGGTGCAGGGTGAAAACATCCTCAATGCCAGCGGCACCATTGATCACAGCCAGCGGTTCAGCAACTACCAGGTGAAAGGTCAGGCGAGTTACAGCCCCGATAGCACCGGAGAAACCGAGGCACATATCGAAGGCAGCGTTACCGATAGCGGCATCAAGCGCTATCGACCGATGCTGCAGGTCGCCGAGATCGGCGGCACATCCGCGAGCCTGCTCGATCGCGCCACGTGGGAAGCGAACAGCCGAATTGGCAAGTCCGCTGCTGCCAGCGTTTCAGTCTATGGGTGGCGGCAAAGCCCGGGCGGAGCGCTGTGGGAGCCCGGAATGCTGGTCTACGTCCGTTCGTCCTGGCTTCGCATGGATGGGTGGATGCTAATCCGCCAAGTCACTTACGAGCGCGGCGAAGGCGGGACCACGTCCAAGCTCGAGATCGTCAGCCCGCAGGCCTTCGACCCTGAGCCGCCAGACGGAACGAAAGCGAAAAAAACTAAGGTCGGCAAAAAGGGTCAGCGCAACATTTGGGCCGAGGCCATTGGCGAAGAGGATCGACCGAAATGAAGGAAGCGCTCCGCGAGATTGGCAGCCGCGTAATGATGATGTTCTCCCGTGGCGTGCTGCGGGGCGTCAATGATTCCGGCTCCAGGCAACAGGTGCAGGTTGAGCTTCTCAAGGACGAACTTCGCGATGGCCTTGAGCACATGCAGAACTACGGCTTCACCAGTCACCCGAAAGGCGGTGATGTTGCGGTCGCTTTTCTGGGAGGCAACCGGGAGCAAGGGATTGTCCTGGTTGTCGATGATCGCCGGTACCGCATCCCTCTTCTCGCCGGTGAGGTGGCCATCTACGACGACTTGGGCAACAAGATCGAGTTGCTGCGCGAGATGGTGAAGGTGACGGCCGTTCAGCACCTGGAAGCAGTGGCGCCGACGATCAAGCTGGTGGGCGATCTTGAAGTGATCGGCAACATCACCAGCACTGGCACCATCAAGAACAACGGTAAGGACATCGGTAGCACCCATAAACACAACGGGGTTACTGCCGGTAGTGGAACCTCAGGAGTGCCGATCTGATGGCTGATGCCGCAATGGTAATGACCGAAAATGGCGGAGAGCTGGTGTTGTCGGGCTTCGATTTGGCGCGCGATGACGGCCTGGAGACGGCAGTCATCATCAGCCTCTTCACCGATCGCCGGGCCAGCGCCGAGCAGCTTCCCGTGGAGCTGGCGCAGGATGATCTGCGTGGCTACTGGGGGGACATCAGTAATGCGACGCCGTCGGACCAGACCGGGTCGCTGCTCTGGCTGCTGGCTCGAGAAAAGCAACTTCCGCAGATCCTTGGCCGCGCTCAGCAGTACTGCCGGGAAGCACTGGCCTGGATGGTGGAGGACCTGGTAGCGACTCGGGTTGAGGTGACAGCGGAGTTCGTTGCCCAAGGCTGGATGCTGATTCTTGTCGATATTTTCCGGCCGACCGGTTCGCCGGTCCGCTATCGCTTCAATTACGAATGGGCGGCTCAAGCCGCGAAGAGGCCTGCCTGATGCCATTTGCTCGACCAACACTCACCGAGCTCATCGACCGCGTGATCACCGACATCAGCAGTCGGGTGACCGGCGTCGACAGTGCGGTGCTTCGGCGATCGCTGCTCGGGGTCATCGGCCACTCCGAAGCCGGTGCTGTGCATATGCTACACGGCCACCTGGACTGGATTGCCAAACAGTCGATTATCGACACAGCCGATACGGAATATCTCGAACGTTGGGCTGCCATTTGGAAAGTCGTTCGCAAAACTGCCGGCTTTGCCAGTGGGCAGGTTACCTACTCCGGTACTGCTGGCTCCACGATTCTCGATGGGACCATTGTGCAGCGCCAAGACGGCGTCCAGTACAAGGTGCTCGGTGACGCCGTATTTGGCGGCGGGCCATTGGTAGTGCCGGTTCTGGCGCTGGAGGCGGGTGACTCGGGAAATTTTGGTTCTGGGTTGCCGATCTTTCTGTTGTCACCGATCGCTGGCGTCCAGTCGACAGGGACAACAGCAACCGAGATCGAGGGCGGTGTCGACACGGAGCCGGATCAACGGCTGTTGGCCAGGCTGATGGCGCGAATTCAGCAGCCACCGCACGGCGGCGCAGATTTTGATTACCAGATGTGGGCTTTGGAAGTGGCCGGCGTCACTCGGGTCTGGGTGTACCCGCGCCAGATGGGCGTCGGCACAGTAACGGTCCTGTTCGTCTGTGATGACCTTCCGGACATCATTCCAACACCGGCCAAGGTGGCCGAGGTACAGGCCTATATCGACGCCCGTGCGCCGGTGACTGCGGAAGTCTTTGTCGCAGCGCCAATCGCCGATTCCTTGAACCTGACGATCAAGCTCTCACCGAACACTGCGACTGTTCAAAATGCTGTCCGAGCCGAATTGGCGGATCTGATCGACCGCGACTCCGCCCCTGGTGGGACGATTCTGATCAGCCACCTACGCGAAGCCGTGTCGCTGGCCGCCGGAGAGAATAACAACCAGATCGTCACACCAACTGCTGACGTGGCGCACGCCACCGGCCACATGCCAATTCTAGGCACCCTTATTTTCTCCAGCTTCTAGGAGGCGCAATGTCGACAGCTGCTGAATACAGGGAGCAGCTCAAAGCGCTGCTTCCACCTGGACAGGCATTCCCCCGCGACCCTGGTACCACACTGCACGATCTTCTTGATGGGATGTCGATCGAGCTTGCACGTGTTGATGATCGGGCGAGCACGCTACCGCAAGAAGTGAATCCGAATACGACCTTGGAATTGCTCTCTGACTGGGAGCGAGTGGCGGGTCTACCCGACAAATGTTCGGGCACCATTGAGGAAACGTTGCAGGGGCGGCGCAACGCTTTGCTGGCAAAACTCACGAGCACCGGTGGCCAATCGGCGGATTACTTCATTCAGCTTGCAGCATCCCTTGGCTTCTCCGTCATGATCGAAGTTTTCCGCCCATTCCGTGTGGGCAGCTCCGTCGCAGGCGATGTATTGAGCAACGGCGACTGGGCCTTCGCCTGGCGTATTCGCGCCCCGGACGTGACGGTGATTCCCTTTCGGGCTGGCCTGTCTGTAGCCGGTGAGCGTCTGCGTGTTTGGGGCAGCGACACGCTCGAGTGCAAGATCCGCCAGCTGGCGCCGGCGCATACCATCCCGATCTTTGCCTATGGCGATGCCACGCTCGACCTCAACTTCGTGCAGGACACATATCGGTCAGGCGCAAATAACACGACTTTCGCTGGCCTTATCACGTTCACGCGTAGCAGCACGGGCACGTACTTTGATGCGGCTGGGGTGCTGCAGACGGCCGCCATCAATGCGCCTCGGTTTGATCACCACCCGGTAACGAAGGCACCGCTCGGGTTGATGATCGAGGCAGCGAATACGAATCTGGCGACTAACTCGGAAAGTATCAATGTCGGCATTGGGGTAACAATCACTCCTAATAGTCGAGCTGCGCCGGACGCAAACATGACGGCTGATCTTGTCGTCGAAACCTCATTGAATGGTGAGCATTACGGCAACGACATCAATCTTGCGGTGACCGCCGGGCAGACGATGATGTGGTCGTGTTTCGTAGCCGATGGGCCAAGCGCCAATCGCGAGTTTTATTTGCGGCTGGCCACAGGTGTGAGCGCAGGGGTGAAATTCAATCCGAGAACCAAAACCCTAACAAATATCGGTGCGGCTTCATCAGGGTTTGTTGAGCTTGCCAATGGATGGTTCAGGGTGTGGCTCACGGCAGTTGTTGTGAATACGGGGAACCTTGTTGGTCGACTTCAACTGATGAACAACGGGGCATCTATCTATACCGGCGATAACACTTCGGGGATGTATATGTGGGGCCGCCAGTTGTGTCTTGCTGAAGGTGTCGATAGTTACATCCCCACTGGGGCAACAGCAGTAACTCGAGCTGCAGATGTTGCTGCGGTGAACACCCTGACGCCGTGGTTCAGCCCGGCACGCGGCACCCTTTATGCGGAGGCGACAAACTTTGGTACGTCCGGATCTACCATTGCTCAAATCGGTACTCTTGCTGATCGCAACTATGTAGCCGTGGCCCCCGTGGGAGTACCTGGCACAGGTGGCGGAACTGTTGTTGGTGGCACTAGTCAGGCTGGTTTGCAGGCAGCACTAGGTGCTCCAGGGCAAAAGGTTGCCTATGCCTATTCCACGAATGACTTCGCCTGCGCTGTAAATGGAGCTTTGACAGGTACGGATACTTCTGGGGCTCTACCCACGCCATCATCAATGTTGCTCGGTAGTTACGCTGCCGGGGGAATAACCAACTGCTACATCCGCCAGATCACCTACTCACCAAAACGGCTCAGCAACGAACGCCTGCAGGCCATGACTGCGCCTTGACCATCCACTACGGAGAATAACCATGCATCGTATCGACGGCCCTGGGGCCACGGTAGATAACAAGTTCACAGAGGGTGACCCCGCGGGTGGGGTGCAGGCCACGGTCGTTACTGATGACTGGCTAAACGACGTACAAGAAAACGTGATGGGGGTGTTGACTGCGGCGAGCATTGCGCCGATCAAAGGTGACTACACCCAACTGGCCACCGCGATCATGTCCATCATCGCGGGAGCCACGGATGGGATAGCAGGCGCTGCATCTAACCTCCGCGGGTCAGCTACTGGCACTACAGCCCCGGTACTCGTGACCGCTGACTCCGTATGCGTTAAGAACGCAACCGGCCAACAGAGGACATTGAACGCCGTATCGATAGCGCCAAGCCTTACGACGGTTGGCGTTAACGGCCTTGATACAGGGACGGTTGGCGGCACCGTATCGACTTGGTATTACGTTTGGGTAATCTGGAACGGAACTACAACTGCGGGTCTGATTTCTCTCAGCTCTACAGCGCCAACGATGCCAGCCGGCTACACGTACAAAGCTCGGGTAAGCGAATTCAGGACTGACGCAACTGCGAACAAGTACCCACTTAAGTTTCTTCAGGCGGGTAAAAATTTCACATGGGTACTTGGCGGCAATGTGGCCAACATTCCACAGTTAATCACTGGAGTATCTGGAAGTATAGCCGGGTCTCCTGCCGGTTGGACTGCCGTGGCAGTGGGGGCTGCTGTTCCTCCCACTGCCTATGCAATCCATGTGCTTCTTGGAAGTACATCAGGATCTACCGGTACGGCGATAGTGGCGCCAAGCGCTCTGTATGGCGGTGTTGCCGGCAACCCAACCCCACCCCTGTGCCTCAGTGCTGGATCTGCCGTGCCAACGTGTGTTTTAGGAAGAATGATGCTTGAGGGCACAAACGTTTACTACGCATGTAATGCCGCCGCTTTCGTCTTAAACTGCACCGGATGGGAGAGTAATTTATGAGTAGCGCGCCACGGGGTTGGGCTGTAAGAATAGATGGTGCTGGTTATCGCGCAGTGGATTGCGAATTTGCAGACCCAGACAATCCTGAATTTATTTATCCAGACTACACAATTGAATATTTCATGGCCGAAAAAGACGGCCGTCCATCTGATCCGGTTCCGCTCCCCGCCCAGGTAGAGGACGCTGCATATGCTCAGCTCGATTCAAACCAGCGCGTGGCGATCCTGCAGATCAGTGCCATTCAGTCTCGTATCGACGCGATCAACTATCTGATCAACACCGGCAAGCCGGATCATCCTGATTATCTTGAGCCAGACGATCCGGATTACATGTTGCCAACCGAGGAAGAGCTTGCAGAGCTACCGGTACGCAAGGCACAGCTAAAAAGCTGGAACACCTACCGCGGTAAGCTAGGCCGAGTGACGACCTCGCCCGGCTGGTATCAGACTCCAGCATGGCCGGTTACCCCAACGCCCTACACATCAGAAATGTCGGCATCAGCTCCAGAAATGGCCTGATTGCCTTACGCCAGTCACTGGCCACGAATGCGGTTTTTTGTGCCTGTGAACAGCCCCGGCAAACACCTAAAGCATTTCACTTGCGGCTTGCTTTGCCGGGGCTGATAATTGGCTCGTCTCTGAATGCAGCATTGATTTATTCTCTACGGCAAAAACTGCCAATACATGGAAGCAAACTCTTGACGGTGCCAATTAAAGGTGTTGATGTACTTGAAAAGGACGATGTGATATCACGGAATATATTAATACTATTGTCTTTCACGATATGCGTCATTCTTTCAGCGATTACCATTTGGTTTATAGCGTCACACAATATTGCTGCGGCGCCCGTGGATCAGGTGTTAGTACATGATAGAACCGGAAAGCCTTATGAGTTAGCGCCGGAGCCATTAGAGAGAGCTATCTTCGTAGTTATCGCTGCATTGGCACCTGCTGCATTGGTTGGGTATTTCTGGCTTGCCAGTCTAGGAGGTATCAGGTCTCGCCGTGCTAGGACGATGCCAACCCCCGTCAAGATAGGACTGCCAATTTTTGTGGCTGTGATTTTTGCCGCCACATTTGGTTTCTCTGATTTTATCGATATACTGTTTTTTCCAACAGTATGGGCGAAGAGCTACAAGTCGGTGTTATTAATACTTGCCTTGCTAACTTCTTTGTTTATTGTTTTTCATAGCCAGCTATACACCAATACAAATAAGCGTGCAGCGACAATAAGTTGGTGGTTTATAGTCTGTGTGGCTGTCGCGCTACAAATACTTCCAAACCGCATCGCGTCCATTAGCTCGGTAACTTTGTCTACGGTTTGGTCTGTGCATTTGGACGCAGTAATATATGCCATGAACCAAGTTGTTCATGGCAAAACAATTATTTCCGACCTGCCTTCGCAATATGGGTTTTACCCAGAGATCATTGCGCCGTTCTTTAAAATATTCGGGCTGTCTGTCCTGTCGGTAACGCTATTCTTCGCGGTGCTACACGCAATCGGGCTTGTGGCAGTTGCAGCAATGCTTAAGAAGTACGTCCACAATTCGCTTCTGGCACTGTTGATTTTTTTGACCATGTTGATCCCTATGAGCCTGTTCATGTATTTGAACGGCAGCGTTGAGGACATCTACGTCCAGTATTTCCCGATTAGGTTCTTCTGGCCAGCAGTAGGGCTGCTGCTTTTCTCTTCGCAGATGTCGAAACCTGGTCGACTTAAATTTAGTATGTTGGGGGCTGTGGCTGGCATATCTGTGTTCTGGAACATCGACACGGGGGTCCCAGTTCTGGTATCGATTGGCGCAACCCTCCTTGTTAAGCCGCTGATAGCTAAGCGCTCAGCCTTGCGGGGAATAGTATCCGCGGCACTATTTGGCGCGATTGCCATTTCCACAATTGCTGCGTGCTTTTTTGCTCTGCGCATCAAGGCCGGTGTACCGCTGAATTTTGGCGAAATGCTTACTTATCAGAAGATCTTTTACATGACTGGCTTCGGCATGATTCCGATGCCCGTGGCACTGGATCCATGGCAAGCAGTCCTGATGATCTATGCGGCTGGCGCCATAACAGCTCTCTCTAGATGGAAGGAGCGCCCGGAAAGCAGTGTTTATGATGTGCTATTCTGCAGCGCTATCATGGGGCTTGGCTTGTTCACCTATTACCAGGGCAGATCGCATGTGTACTGTCTGATTCTTGTTGCTTGGCCGGCAATATTCATTGCTGGCATTCTTGCCGACAAGACGCTTAGCGCTGTCCGCCATCGATCCACTCAAGTGGCTTCGGCAGCCCTGGCATTACCCTTCGTAATCTTTGTGTCGCTCGGCGCGATTACGTTTATCTCATCAAGCAAAGATTTGGCCGGCGCTGCTCTACGCAACATTTCCACACTAGGCGATGCTAAAAACCCGATTGTCGTCGATGAGTTGGGTTTCATGCGTGACACTTACCGCAACAGAGACTGCCTAATTCTTTCTCAGCGCCAGGCAATTTATTACGCGGAGCTGAACATAGCCTCTCCACTGAAAGGCCCTGGAATAGTCGAGACTCTGCTTAAGAGCGACCTAGATAAACTGGTGGAGGGAGCGCTGAATGAGCCGCTTGAATGCATCTACCTTGGCGTCACTGATGGATCTATAACCTTTGTTGACGTTAGTGATTCGGCGCTGAAGGCGAAATACCCGGTCATCTCTAAGAGTCCACTTGGGACCATGCTTCTGCTTGAGCCTGCGTATACAGCACGGCTGCAAAAATAGGGAATACCCTAGCATTTAGATTTTCATGTCACAGAGCCCGCCATGTGCGGGCTTTCTTTCGCCTGGAGAAAAGCCATGCCCATCACCGCGCAGCAGCTGCTGCAGATCCTCCCGAACGCCGGCAAGCAAGCCGGCGTTTTTGCGTCTGCGTTGAACCTGGCCATGGACCGGTTCCAAATCAACACCAGGATGCGCATGGCGGCGTTCATAGCACAGGTCGGGCATGAGTCTGGCCAGTTCCGCTACGTGAAGGAGCTCGGCGGCGACCAGTACCTGAGCAAGTACGACACCGGGACGCTGGCCAAGCGGCTTGGCAACACACCTGAGGCCGACGGCGATGGCCAGAAGTACCGTGGCAGGGGGCTGATCCAGATCACCGGGAACGACAACTACCTGGCGTGCAGTAAAGCGCTATTTGGGGATGATCGATTGCTTCGGACGCCGGAGTTGCTCGAGCAGGCCGAGTGGGCGTGCAAGTCGGCGGCGTGGTTCTGGAGTTCTCGAAACCTGAATACGCCAGCTGATGCCGGTGACTTTGAGCTGATCACCCGTCGCATCAACGGCGGGTTAAACGGACTCGCAGAGCGCCTGACCTTCTATAAGGCTGCTTTGAAGGTGCTTGTATGACAGCCATCTTGCTCCGATTCCTTCCTTATATAGCTGCAGTGGTGCTGGTGGCTGGTGCCTTGTTCGGCGCCTATCACCACGGTCTGTCGGTGAAGGATGCTGAATGGCAAAGCCTGTGGAGCGACCGCAACACTCTGGACGCCAAGGCGCTTGCCGCCAATGAGTCAGCCGCTCGCGCCAAGGAACAGGCATACCAACGAAAAATTGAAAAGGCAGTCCAAGATGGACAAAGGATCATCGACCAAGCAACTGCTGATGCAGCTGCCGCTCGCATTTCTGCTGACAGCCTGCGCGGGGCAGCCGACAGTCTTGCCAGTCGCCTCGCAGCCAGTGAGTCCGGCGGCAATTCCTGCACTGCCGCCGCAAGCAAGGCAGCTTCCCGCGCTGCAATGGTGCTTGCCGACGTGCTCAAGCGCGCTGACAAGCGAGCGGGCGAACTGGCTGAAGTTGCTGATCAAGCCAGAGCCAGGGGAGTGACGTGCGAGCAGGCCTATGATGGTCTTTTGCGTTGATAGGGGTAACGCTACCCCTCGGTCGGCTTGCCTATCTGCAATTCGCGAATGATCCTTTCTTTTTGATCCAGGACCAGCGTTAGGCTTCGGATCTTGAAAAGCTGGTCGGTGGTTTCCGCCTCCAGCTTCGCCATCCATGCCAGCTTCTTTTGGAGTTCGGTCGATAGCTGGTCGTTCATTTCAACCAGGGTGGAAATATTTTCCTTTGCCGCCTGCAGCTGACGCTTTAGATCCTGGACGTCTTCCTCGAGCATGCTTGCGTAATGCTTGACGGTTTCCAGCCTGGTCGGGCTGCCGAGCCATTCGCTTGTGTCTTCGATTTCGTAGGGGGCCACGGTCGCGCCTTACAGATACTGTTTGGATATACAGTAATTGAGTTGCGACGCTATGGCGAATGCTGGCGACGGAATGCAAAGCAGATCACTCAGGTGTCATCAGAACCGCGAGCGTCAGCTTGATGAACTCTTCATTTTTATCGATGGCTTCCAAGGCACCGCGCACGTTGTCTGCGACGTCTGTCGCGCCGCGCTGCTCGACCCAATTCGATAGCTCCATGATGGCGGCTTCGAGGGCGAGTTGATTTTCGTTGATCTTGAAGAGCAGGGAAGGGAGCAGGTCTGAGTTGGGCATCGCGAATCCTCTGTAGAGATTTCAGCGTAGCACTGAGGGGCGAGGGGATGCCGGGTCGGAAGGTTCAGAAAAAGCAAAGCCCCGAAGATTCGCGGCTCCGGGGCTTCTATTTTCGCCTGCATCCCTTAATACCTGGCGAACGTGGCGGCGAGAATACCAGCGTTGAATCGGTGATTCACTACTGCGATAGGTGGTTTGTGTTTAGTCGGCAGCACGCCCTGAGGATTGTGCGCAAAACCTCCTCTGGAGGCCGCGTGTTTCCGTTTGCATAAGCACAAAAAAGAGGATGTTTTGCCACGATCAGAATGGGCTGTTATCCTTATAAAACAAGTGCTTAGGTCGCTACTGTACCCAGCATGGGGTGCTAGGGGTCGAGTGTTCGAATCACTCCGTCCCGACCATATAATTCAAGGGGTTGCGAGATTTTATCTCGCGACCCCTTTTTATTTTTCAGCGTTTTCACTTCTATAAAATGACTGGCTCTGGGTGGAACCCTCATCTCTTTCGGAGGAGATGGGTCTCTAGGCCGAGTATTACCTTGACGAAAGACAGCAATCGACCTCAAGCCACTCTAATTCGGTCCCGCCGTGGATCGACGCGTGGTAAGTGTCAGCGATCGAGAAACTAGACGGTTCTGACTGCCAACGCT